CCATTACATTTTTATTTAACGTCGATAATTCTGAGGGTGTATCCTCTGCAATAAAACCAATATGTTTATTATCTAAATCATTTAAATAATTAAATTCAACAATTCTTACACTATTAATAAGGTCAATTCCTGATAATGTAAATGGTTCGATATTTGTTTTTAATGTTCTACTTGAAACTTGATAAAATGCACTACCACTAACATTACCTGACACACCTAATGAACCAGTAATATAAACCGAACCAGTAAAATTATGGTTATCATCTGAAGTGTCCCCAAATTTGTGTGAACCAGATGCAAAACTCTCAGTCAAATATGTAACACTACTACTAACAATATATTGTTGTGCGGTCAAATTACCTGTAATTGTTAACGATCCTGTAACTGTTGTATTACCATTAATTAAGAAATTACTACCTGTATAAATTAAATTAGCGGACGCGGTTGCTGCGTTGGTTGTTCCATCTGATAGTATTAAACGTCCGTTAGCTGGATTATTGATTGTATTAAATCCTGTACCACTAGTACCACTAGAACCATTTGTTCCGTTACTACCACTAGAACCTGAAGAACCGTTGGAACCACTACTTCCTGAAGAACCATTAGACCCACTTGTTCCGTTACTACCATTTGCACCTGATGTTCCACTACTTCCAGATGTTCCTGACACAACACCTACTGATGTTATTACATATGAGTATTCAGTTGCTTGCGTATAATAAGTTACATTATGTGTAGTACTATCATTGTTATTCAAATAGAGTTTTACAATCATTCTATTTGTCACATCAATTGGTGTCGATGGGAATACTATATCCACATAAACTTCCGATGGATTACCACTATTCCAAGTAATATAATTTGCTGAAGTTGTTATTAAACTACCAATTGGAGTTCCTGCCGAATCTGCTAATTGTAATGTAACATATACATCAATATCATCATTAGTTGCGGGCTTTAATAAATGTAAATGGAATCTTTGAACCCCCGGAGGAATTACGCTAAATCCTAATTGTGGAGTTATGTAACTTTCAATTAATACATTTTGTTGAGTATTCGTTAAAGTTTTTGTTACTGTTTGAACTGTTGCCGATACAGGTGTTACTGATAAACTTTTGTATCCACCTATATCACTTGTTTCTGACTGGTTGAAGTAATATGTTCTACCCGCACTAATACCATTTTGTCCTGATGTACCATCTGTTCCATTAGAACCACTAGTTCCTGAAGAACCGTCGGTACCATTAGACCCACTAGTTCCAGAAGAACCATTCGTTCCGTTAGAACCGGAAGTTCCTGAAGAACCATTTGTACCGTTAGAACCAGAAGTTCCTGATGTTCCACTAGTTCCAGACGAACCCGCGTGTTCAATAAACCAATCCGTACCGTTACTTACAACTTTAACACCGTTATATTGATTTAATGTTAATGTTGATTGACCGTCTATAGTTCCACCTGAAAGTGTAACTGTTGATGTTCCGTTATTTTTTATAATATAGAAAAAACCATTGGATGTCGTTACCGCAGATGGTAGATTAATTGTTAATGGACTTGTATTTGTACAATAATGGACAATTAATGTATTTCCTAAAAAATTAGGGCCTGCATTTGGAATTGTATACGTTCCGCCACTTGTTAAAATTTTAGTTGCGTATCCATAATTACCATATTGTAAACCTCCTATTATTGTTGCCATTATTCTTTATTTTATGCTGTTGTAATTATTGTTGCGTTTAATATAATTGTTATGTTTTCAGTATACGATTCGTCATTTGGATTATTGACATCATCATATAATCCAAGGTATACCTCAATATTTGAACCGTTTACAACGACATCGAAAAATACACCACTATAGATGTTAAGAAATTGATTTGTTGTATAATCATATGGTGCCACTTGTCCTGAATCATAAGGAATTAATAACATACCACCTCTACCATTACCTAAACTTGTATTTTTAAACCAATAATCAATTTTTATTAAATTTGCAACTGGTGTTGTGAATATTTTATACGTTGAACTATCGTTTGTTAATACTACTCCTGTTTGTTGTTGAACAATTGTTTTAACTGATGGTGTAGTACCTGTAGTAGATGCGGTTCGTATTTCAAGAGGAATACTTGTTGATGTTTCACCGATTACTAAACTACCTGTTATAAAAACTGAGCCAGTAAAATTATGTGTGTCGTCAAAAGTATTACCAAATTTATTTGAACCTGACGTATATAATACCGAAGAAGTCACATAATCCATGTGTATTTCTCTAGCTGTCAATATCCCATCAATTGATAAGTTATTATTAACTTTAAGTTCTTTTGATGTTTCCCAAACCGATCCTGTTAATGCAAATATTGAATCTCCTGATGTTCCTGAAGAACCATTTGTTCCGTTAGAACCTGAAGTACCATTTGAACCACTAGTTCCAGAAGAACCATCTGTTCCGTTAGAACCACTAGTTCCAGAAGAACCATCTGTTCCGTTAGAACCTGAAGAACCGTTTGTACCACTAGTTCCATCTGTACCACTAGTACCGTTTATACCTGATGTTCCTGAAGAACCATCTGTTCCATTTGAACCACTAGTTCCAGAAGAACCATCTGTTCCGTTAGAACCTGAAGAACCGTTAGAACCATCTGTACCACTAGTACCATTACTACCACTTGTTCCATCTGTACCATTAGTACCACTTGTTCCATCTGTACCACTAGTACCATTAGTACCACTTGTTCCATCTGTACCATTAGAACCTGAAGTTCCTGATGAACCGTCAGTACCATTAGAACCTGATGAACCGTCAGTACCATTACTTCCACTAGTTCCTGAAGTTGCTGCGGTGTATGATGTTCCATTTATAGTTAATGACCCTGATATATTAACTGAACCTGTAAAATTATGATTGTCATCTAATGTGTCACCAAAATTATTTGATCCTGACACAAACATTACTGAAGAAGATATTAATGTAACGTGATATTCTTGAGCTGTTAACGTACCATCTATTTGTATATCATTTTGTGTGTACCAATATGAACCTGTTTTTGCAAATAAAGAATCTCCCGATGTGCCAGAAGTACCATCTGTTCCATTGCTTCCTGAAGAACCTGATGAACCGTCAGTACCATTAGAACCTGAAGTGCCATCTGTCCCATTTGAACCTGAAGAACCTGATGAACCGTTAGTACCATTTGAACCTGAAGAACCTGATGAACCGTTAGTACCATTTGAACCTGAAGAACCTGATGAACCGTCAGTACCATTAGAACCACTAGTTCCTGAAGAACCTGAAGAACCGTTACTACCTGAAGAACCTGATGAACCGTTACTACCTGAAGAACCTGATGAACCATTAGAACCACTACTTCCTGAAGAACCTGATGTGCCAGAAGTTCCAGAAACACCTGAAGAACCTCCACTAAATCCACTTAAAAAGGCTTCCTTTGTAATTCTAGATGTTACCGTTTGACCGGAATTATTTACAATTAACCATGTACCTGCTGAGTCTCCCGAAAACGGGGGTAATTCACTAATTCTTTTATCTATTCCTGCCATAGCTATTGATTAACTAATAAATATATTAGTTTTTGGTTCTAATCGAAATTTATGTAATTATTATTTTCGCTTTGAATAGGGTCATCGTTTTCGGTATTAATTCTCATGTAACTCACCACAGTTTCACCACAATTAACAACTTTAACCACTTGATTTGTTAGATATGGTGACTCAAAAACAATTCTAATTGTTCTTTCTTCGGCAACATCAAATGATTTTGTTACACTATCGTTAATACCAATTGGTGATGTTGTTTCGTCTCCCCAATGTACCGTAAATGATGATCCTGATATTGAAAAATCTTGTCCATCAATTACTAAAAAATCTTCTAATTCGTCCAAAACATTTTGTTCAGGTATTTCTGTTGCCAATCTTCTAATACCCGTTACGTTCATTGTTCCGTCCGGATTCGTATCATTAGCTTGAATTATATTAACTAATTGATACGTTGTTGTATTGTTAATTGTTAACGTACTACCAGTTTCAGTACAAACACTTTCATATGTGAAGTTCGCACTAATTTTATTATGTCCAATATTTTTATCAAAGTCCACCATATCACCCATTTCATCCGCCGTTGCCTCTAAAAATAATGGTAATTGGAAATCGTCATAAATTTGTTGATTTATTTGGGTTGTGTTTCCTGTAATCAAGTTCCACGTATTTGCTGTTGGTGTGTTCCATTTATAATAACCACTTGTTACGGTTCCACCTGTTACATTAAAAATTAAAAAACCTGTGTTAGGTGTAAATCCGGTTGCTAAAAAACCGGTGGTTCCTGTCCACGAAGTTGGTGTATCATTAGAATCATACCATGTCTTTCCTGTTAATGAAACTAATTTCACTTCAGGTATTTTTTTTCTTTTAATTGTATGATTAATTCTTTTCATTCTTATTTTTTATTAACTACAACTGTTACAATCATTATTTGTATACTTAGTACCAACCATACTTATAATTTCAGATTGTTCGAATCCTTTATATTTTATTTGTTTAAATGTCCCAGGATATAATACTTTTCTACAAACTCCATTATCGTCCATAAAAATGTCATTTGTGTTTAATTTAGTTGTTGACCAAATTGGGGCATCACTTAATTCATATGCACTACCACATTTTTGAGTACTATTAGCGTAATATAATGCTGGACATCCTCCATCACAATTAGTTAAATACTGATTATTTATCGCTTGAACTCCTATTGGATAATTTTGATATAAAACAGGGTCTGTAAGTGGTAATATTGGTACTTGAACTGTTTGACCACTAAATGCACCATAATAACTTGTAATGGTTGCACAATAACCGTCATCAACCACATTTCCAAGTTCATTATATGTGACCATTGCATATGTTAATCCCGTTTGTATTGATGTAAATTCAGGAAATCCAAATTGATCTGTTTCAGTATATGGCGTTGCGTCATATATGTAAGGGTAATTACTATGTACTAAAATATTTGCTTGATTATCGCATCTTGTTGCGGTAAAAATAAACCAATAATGTGTTAGTCCTGTAAATTGTGGTTGACAATCGTTACATGGATTATTCCCCGGTTCAGGTGTTAAACCATCCAAACTTAATGTTGATAATGACGATGGGACGTATTCATCGTTAATATGAACCACTGACAAACATTGATTGTTAATTTTAAATACTTTTCCCTCTTCAATTTGTGCATTTGTTTTTAAACTTTTACCATAGACACTAAACGTATATCCAGTTGAAAACCCACATGGTTTTGTCTCATCCACATAGTATGATGTATTACCCGGAGAAGAAAATGAATTAAAACCTGATTCCGAAGTACAACCGTATGTTGTTATAGTACCAAAACCACTATTTTCTAATTTTGTATATTCATAACCCATATATTGGCAATCACCTAATCTATAGTAATAATATGTATTGGTGTCTGCCGGTTCTTCTGTTGGTGTTGAACTTGGTGTTGGTGTTGGGGTTGGTGTACTAGTTAATGCAAGTGCTGATGTTTGAGTTGGTGTAGGTGTATTAGTTAAGGTCGGGGTTGGAGTTGGGGTTACATTTGAACATATGTGGTATAATATGTTATTTGGAGCCGTTCCACCTCCTCTTTCAAAAAACATTATTGGTTTGTTTGTTAAACCAACTTCTTCACATTTTACTACACCATTATAAAAATAAACTTGGTATGAATAATCTCTTTTATCAATATCTACTTGATAATACATATCATTTTGTTCTGTAACGGTATGACCCGTACTATAACTATCATTTGTAAAATCTAAAATTGTTCCATCTTTTGCGTTGTAAAACTTTGCGGTCATGAAGAATGTATTTCCTGTTGTTGTTCCACTTAAATTTGTTTCAGTTAAAACACTTTCATCTTGGAACCAAAAGAAATACATATTTTCTTTATTACTATAATTTGATCCTCTAAAAACAGGTAAATGTATGTACCCATTAAGTGGATTATAAAACATTTTCTCACCCAATGGTAAAGACAAATTTTTAGCAAATATTAATTTTCTATTTTGTCTTGTTGGTGGTTCACATACTAATGTGGTTCCCGAAATAATTCCTGGTGTTTTAAAAAATTCCAACCTAAAAAAACTTTCGGTTGCTTGTTTTAACATATTTTCATTTTCTTGTGAACTTATACCTTGTGGTGTATAATCTTGAACATATGTTCCACCGCTTTGAAAATAAAAATAAAACCAAATATCAGTTTGTGTTACTCCACTAGACGTATATGGTTTATGAATATATCTAACCGTTTCATAATTTTCAATTGGATTAATAATATCATTTAAAACTTCGGTTTCAAATTCTTTCAAGTTTTCTTCCCAACCAAGATTTGTTTGAAAATCAGTTTCAGTATTTAATAATATATTTAAATCAGTATCTTTTCTTAATATTTTCATGTTAACAATCTGAATTATTATTTTTATTATTTACGTCCATGAAATTCATTATTCCATTTGATTTATTTTTATAATACCTTTCATTTCTTAAATAAAAATTAATGTTTGCTTTAACATAATGATTACCGTTCATAAAAGGAAAATCAGTTCCGTACCCATCGGAATCCACATAACCATGATCATACATATCTCTCCATCTCCAAACTTTATCGTATGGGTCATACTTTGCATTTTCAGGTAAGTTAAAAATATCATTAGTATTTGCAGTTTCAGTATATGGTGACAATTCTCTTAATTTAATTCTATAATGTGGTTGATAAATTAACCCCATAGTATTTCCAGATGTGGCACCACTAAAACCATCCAAATTCATATCTTGTCCATAATCAAATATATTTGTGGGATTTGTGATTTTATGGAATGATTCACTGACAATTCTTTCGGTCATTTCTTTAGGGTTATACTCAACAAATGCACCATTTAATACGGAACCAATTGGTAATACCGTTCCACCTGTAAATGTAAAACCGGTTGTTGCACCAGTAAATGTTGTGGTGTATCCTGTCATTCCTTTTTCTAACGATAAGTTACCATCAAAGTGTTCATCAATCCACGTATTATGAAAGTTAAATTTATATCCGACTTTTGGTGGGTAATTAAAATACCCATTTCCATTTCTAAAAATTGCAGTAAGAAAAACATTTGTTGGACTAAATCCTAAATTATTTGTTAGTCCACTTAATTTTAATGGTTCCTTAAAATCATATAAAACAGACTCCATTCTATTTCTTTCAACTATAACATCATTCGTGCCTACACTATTTTCAAATAGTATTTTTTTCTCATCTTCAAACACTGGACTTTCAAATCCAAGTGAATCCATTATATAACCCTTATCGTCGGTTAATGTTTTATGTTTGTGAACATAATATTTTGACGTTGAAGCAACAATGTTATTAAAATCTTTACATCTTTTACCTAACATAATTGTACTGAATGTTGTTCCCGTTTTTATTTGTGACTTTATAATATTAATGACATATTTTTTAGAGTCGAATGTTTCATTACCAACTGAATTGATATAAAAGGTTCTACCTGTTAATGTTAATCCTGTTAATGTAGTACCAGATAAAACAATATGTTCACCTTCGTTCATTCCATGTTCAACTGGTGATGTTAATTCATAATATGTGGTATAATCCACAACTCTAAATGGTATACCATCTTTAGCGGTAAAATTAACTTTAGTTCCACCTGTTAATGTATAACACATTTTAAATTCACTATCACCACTATAAACATAACTTAAATATAAATTCCAATTTTGGTATGGTGCCAATATTGGTGTTATAGTTGTGTGCGCGGTTGATCCTGATTTTACTATATTTGGTGTGAAGGTTCCTAACGTATTTCCCGTTACCGGTAAATTAACTTCTCTATAAACGTCTCTTCTTAAAAATGCAAATTCATCATATGGTAAATAACCATCAAAAACAGTACTATCTGTTATGTTACTACCATCACCTGTTAAATATAATCTTTGTTTTAAATAAGAATATGGTGTTGATCCAGAATATAGATTACGAAAAACCATTTTTAATTTTCCATAAATTTTATAATTTATACTTTCATTACGTTCTCTATAATATTGTTCATCTATATCTAATATAATATCTCTTTCACCTATTCTCATAAGTGTATCACTATTATCAAGATTTAGTTTTAATTCTAATTCTTGGTCATCCGCATTCGCGAACTTTTTACTTGGTAATATGATTTGTTTCTTTTCCATTATTCAGCTGACGGGAATGCTCCCTTTGGACCAAATAGGTCAATAAATTTATCCATACCTGTTTTACCCGCGTTTAATCCAAAGTAAAATTGGAATGGGGTTGAAAGTATTTGTTTATTTCCACTATAATAATCTTGTGTTCTTTTAATTGTAAATGTTGTGTTAGTCCATCCCGTAGTTTTTGACCACCCCACTATTCCATCTGTTCCCGCATCACCATATCTTGTATATAATGTTCCCGATGTTGGGTTTGTTTCCGAGTTAGCAAATAAATAAGTAAATCCAGGATATTGACTATTGAAATTTGTATGGTCGTCAACATCTGACACTACATCAAACTCTACAGTCGTTCCCGATATTTCACTATTCCCACTTATTGTTAAACCACTAAATGTATATGTCATTGGTAATAAGAGATATTGATCTGAAGTGTCACCTGTTAAATTATAATTATATGTCATACCTTGTAATGGTTGTACATTACGATTTACAATTGAGATTGATGTTGTGTAATCCCATGATTGATTATTTTTATTGGTATCATACGGTCCGAATCCTGTTCCTCTTTTATTCCATAAATAGAATGGTACTTTTTGTGCCGATTCTGTTAATCTACCTTCTTCATTTAAACAAGACCTAATTCTTTGTCCATCATCATTTAATTCCATTGTTACAGGAAGTGGACCATACACACTTGTACCATTTTTAAAAACTTGTGGATACACTTCAGGGTCTAAAACATTAAAACTATAACCCAAATATTTTGGATTTTGTAAATCAAATTCTTCAATTCCGGTTTCGTTATTTATCGATAATAATTGTAATATATCACCATCCAATACGTTAGAAATACCGACACCATTAGAAAATCCATAATTATCAAAGAACATATTTAAATTACCATTCGCATTTGCGGTGTCCATTCTATAGTTAATTGCTAACCCTAATAATTCACCCAAATCTTGATATGATGTTGCACCAATTGAACGTGATACTGAACAGTTTGGATCTAATTTTGGGTCGACACAAATTTCTTTAATAAACTCATCTCTCGGTCCTAAATCAACAAATGTTGTTGGTTTATTTAAATTTTTAGGTGTAAATGTTGTTCCGTTAGATGTTGGTGATGAACGATAATACAATCTTTTTTGTCCCACCACTAGTCGTGCAATATTTCTACAATAATTTGCTAAATTTTGATTATTACGATTAATTGCAGTAATTATTCTTTTACCTTTAAATTGAGTGAAATATAATGAACCCGATAACCAATTATCTATAAAAGCGTAGTTTACAATTCCACCACAAAACATTTTACCGACTCTTTTTCTTCGATAATATTCGTTTAAGATTTTTGTCAACCTTGTTGATGATTGTGTTCCTGGCACAATATAAAATACTCCATTTGCAAATTCACTTCTTTTACTTGGTGTGGCTGTATGTAAATAAAAAACTTCACTTTCCATATCTCTACATTGTGCTAATCCATTTATCGGTGGACCATATGGATCAGTTCCTGCAACACCTGTAGCATTTCCAGAAATTAATGTTGATTCTATATTATATCCCGATAAAAATGTAGGTTTATATGTTCTTGTATTACCTGACGTAACAAAATATCCAGTTGCCAATGTTTCATCATATAATGTGTCATATAAACTACAACCACTTTCTAATTGAGTAGTTGAGGTAGGGTTTGTTTGAAAAACTCCAATTTTTCTAACACTAACAAGATATTCAATATTTTGATTAAAAAGAAAATCTCTATCATTTAGTTTATAAATTCCGGATTCTTCATAGATATAAGATCCCCCAATGTTAGGGTCTAAAAACACGACTCCTCCACCATATTCTAAAACATATAAATTTTGATCTGCGGTTAACTCTGAAAAATCATTAACAGATGTTGCACCTTGACTAACACAATATGCGTTATCGGTAAAACCTGTTATATTATCAATATTATTTCCTAATGTTATAATTCTATCATATGCATTATTAGTAATACCAGTTAAAGTAATTTCCGCAACTTTACAGTTAACTAAAGGTGTGGTATCTCCCCCTCCTCCAACTACCAAATCTTCAGTAGAACATTCCTCACATTCAGGATAATTAATTAATGATAGTTTTGTTGTGTTATTAATTTGTAATAAACTTGTAGACCTTCTTAAACCTCTACCGGCACTTTTTGCCCCATAATCAATTAACAATTCACCTAATGGACCTAATACGTCTTTAACTAAAAAATTTAACGCTTGTAAAACAACCCACTTAATTATGTAATCTAAAGACAATAAAAAATCGGCAAGTAATAATGTGAAAGTATAATTCTTAAATCCAAAATTTGATGGTGGTGTTAATTTATCTCCACAATCTTCTTCTTCAGCAGGATGTAATTCATTTATATTGGCAAAATTCCCACCAACTTGGTAATTACTATGAAATGATGAAACAGTATAAACTTTATTATAATTAAATCTATAAAAATAATCTTTTGGGTAATATTCACCCATTTCACTATAAAGGATTCCGTAGTCAGAATTGGTACTAACGGCATTTGTTGGATATCCACTCCATTGTGTACCAAAATAATATGACGCATCAATTTCACTTTCTGACGAATTAAATTCTCTAATATTTGGAACAAGGTAATCAGCATTAACCCTAGCCCTACTTAAATCATTATCGTTCATTCCAATTCTAAAACGATAACACGCGGAAGTAGGTACACCTTTATTTGGGTCATTAGTTATTTCATTTTCTCCAAACTCATTTGTATAGACATAATCCATATTCATTTCAATTGGAAATACAAACCCGCCGTCATCAGATATATCCTCTTGCAAATTAACCTCTTCTAATATCGGTGCCATTATTGTTGTACCTGAAATTAGATTTTTTTTCGGAGTGAATCTAATCGCTTCAATTTTACCAGATTTAGCGACCAAATCACATTTTCTACCCATTTTCTTTTTAGGTCTACAGTTTTTATTAACTGCACTTTTACCATTGTCAGTATATATTCCACCAATAATAAACGCTGTCGGTGTTATATTAATCCCTTTCTCTGATAAATCAAAATCAGTTCTTGTTAAACCAATTTCACAAAAATCATCATTACCCCAAAAAGGAAAAATTTCAATCGTTTTATCAAATGAAACAATTTGTGGTAATGTATTTAAATCTTCGGACGCTTTAAATGTGTATTTGTTTTTAAATTTATCTACCCCATCACCTTGTCTCATAAAATCGTAAGGTCTTAAAGAGAAACAACCAATATCGGATAAATCAACATCAACGTGAATTGTTTGTTGTCCTAATGGAACTCCCCAAATCATAAAATCACCAGAACTATTTGTCTTAACGGTATACGAATAATAAGTTTCATATACTTCTAAAATTTCTTCTCTTGTTAAAATATCTTCTTGGTCAAAGAATGTTCCTGTCGGTTCATGTCCTCCGTGTTGTTTTCTTGATGGTAACAAATTGTATCTATAATTGTTACTATTTTTATCCCCGATTTCAGTATAGGGGTATAACGCCGATATTACAGGATCATTTAAATGTTTTTCTAATTGTGGAACAAATATAGATACTCTAGCGTTTGGTACACCTAAACCATTGTTTACTGAAATTCTACCACATACAACACCATAATCCGAACACATTGACGAATAAACATCCTGTTGTGTGAATCTTAATGATAGAACTTCCAAAAAATCAAAATCTTGTTTTAACTCAAGATTGACTATTTGGTCCTTCCCAATGTTTGTGGATATTCTATGCTTCTGTATCATTCTTTTAATAAATAGAAAAAAGGAGATTTTCTACTATTATAAACAAAAAACATTTTAATATGTAGTCGTTCCTAATGTTTTGGTTCTTACTCTAATATCGGTATTAGGGAACCTTATTTGGAATATTTGGTTAGACTTCATAAAAATGGTCATATCTGACTGTAAAATTTCCTTAGTTAAAGTGTCTTTATAAGCCATTGCAGTTTCCGATGATGAATATAACCCACCGATTTTATTAAAGACTCTAATGTCTATTACATTTACTACTCCAGGTATTTGACCAATATGTCTAATTAAATCCCCAATGAATAACGGATCACCCATTTTTCTTTTAGAAATGTCAAAGAAATCTGTGGTATCGTTAATTGCTGTTTTAACGACATCTGTTGGGTTTTCATTTTTATCGATGACAATGTCCATTTCCAATGATAAGTCGATAACTTCACCACTTGCAATGTCAATATAGTCATTTATCATTCTATATTCAGAAAGATATTCTATAATATTACTTTTTAATGTATTTGAAACTGTATCGGATAAATTACCATTATCGTCATAAGATAAGATTTTAATTTTTACCTTATTATCTTCTTCAACAACGTTCACCTTTGCTGGTGCTCCGAATGTTGCCGGCATTACCTCAATTAATGATTTATAATCGTTCAACGTTACCGCTCTATTCTGAGCTGCAAAGTTATAAGAAATCATATTTCTTAATTCTTCAATTGTTGGTTGATCCGCACCACCCACAGCTGGTGTTACATTTGTAACCCTCATAGACTGTGTCACTTGTGTATTAATGGTAGATTGAGGTCCGTTAATATCTAATTCCATATTATCAATACTCGTAATAACATTTACACCTAAATTAGAATCTTTACCTCCACCAACTCTATATTTTATAAACAAAGTTGTACTTGGTTTTGGTATCGCACCTAATGACATATTGTTTAGGTAAGTTGAAAGGTTAACTCTCATAGTACCGTTCATGTAACTATCTAAATTATCTAATGGGTCAACATTACCTGAACCAAATGTAACTGAAAAATATCCTTCTGGTGTATATTCAGTTACAAATTTATTTGTAACAGTTCTATTTGTTCCTGCTTTAAAATTATTTTTATCTGATACTGCGGTTGGGTCTGAAACAAAAACTTTATCCTGTACCAAACTTTTAACTTCGTACCATTTATTTGTTAAATCACTAAATTCACTTGAGGTCGGGTTTGCACCGAAGTTAGTTCCATCTTTATGTATTATACTTGTAATACCTAACACATCTTGTTCAGGTAAATATAATTTCAAAAATGGTTTTTGGTCCAATGAAGTAATTACTCTTCTATAGATTCTTGTAACTCCATTAACTACCGCTTCTCTTTTTGTAATTGTATATGATACCAATGAATTATTTGCATTAAAGTTTGGTATTTTTAATCTATTTGGTTCACCTTTACTATTAAATGGGTCTGAAAAATCTACATCCTCTACGGTTTCAAAAATTTGTCCTCCTCCTGATACTTGTGTACCAGCCCTCATAATTCCTAAATATCTATCGTCCTCCTTATCACCTCTAACTGGAACATTTATTGAAAAATCACACAACGCAACTGAAGGTCTTTTAGATGGTATTTTCATACCATAAGTTTTTGCAATATGAAATAACGATTGTCTTTGTTGAGCAAAATCTAACATTGTTTCTTGCCAAACTCTATCTATATGGAAGTGTAAGTTATCCGCAACTGCGGCATTTAAATCTAACAATACTGAAAATATTGATGCGTCATTGGTGTTTTTAACCAAGTCAGGATAATATTGTGTTGTTAGATTTACTAACTCTTCTCTTAAACCTACGAAATCTCTTGTTGCGTATGATATTTTTTTACTCATCTTAAATGTTTAGTATTATAAAATCCGAAGACGTAAACGCTCCGTTATTTACTGTATATTCAATTTTAACTACAGCTGTATGTGGTTTTTCAGAATGTCCGGAAACCCTAAAAAGTCGGTTATCTTCATTTTCTTGTGGTGAAACCGTTTGGTCTGGGTCATCTTCTGCGGATACCACTACTATTGAAGTTAAATCTAAATTAGGAATGTATTTTTTTACAGAATCACGAATTTCACTTTCAATCAATCCAAATGTAACTGCATCGTTTTGGTCAAAGATGTATTGATATAATCTAGTACCAAAATCGGGTAAAAAATATCTACTACCCTTCTTTGTCAATAAAAGGTGTATTAAATCCGCTCTAATCTCTCTTTCGGGAGTACCAGTCATCTTTAAAAACTTTCCCTCTAAACTATCCCTAAATGGGAAATCTATTCCATAGGTTGCTGCCATATTCAATAAATATAAACAATACGAAAATGGTTATGTATCTTCTTTTATTTTTGTATTTCCCTTTTGATGTGGGGGTAAGTAAGGACATGATGAACATTTGTTACCACAACAGTACCCTCTCTTTAATAAAAAAAGAGAAGTCAGAACCATTAGCCCTGACTTCTCATCTATGTAATAATCAACCCCTTCTACCATTAGATACTTGTAATTTCACAACTTCCACCAGAACATGCTTGAGCCGCAAAGTCACTAATATCTTTATATTGAGGTCTGTCTAAAATTTCACCGAAATTAACTTCTTTAAATTGACGAGTGATAGTTTCCCATTTGTAGAACAAATGAACGTCTTTTAAACAATAAACCATTTTCTTCATATCACCTTTAAAGTAGTTCTTAGCAAATTTCTTCGCTCTTGACAACCAATATTCTTTTAATAAAACTTGTTCTCTTGTTCCTGTTAAAGTTATACTTCTATCTA